GGGGAAAAATTACAAATCCAACCGATCAATTTATTATTTTATGCTTGGTGATTTTTTTATTTTCCTTTTTAATTTTTGTAACATTTTTGCTACTTTTTTTGATAATTTATTTTAAATAATATTTAGATAAAAAAAATAATTAATATTTGTTTGCAATTATTAAATAAATCTTGTTTACATTTGCAAAAGAAATTACAAAACATAATGAAAGAAAAAACTGAAAAAAATCCCAAAAAAGCGGGTAGACCAAAATTGGAACCAACGATTGTAAGATCGGTAAGAGTTAAGGAATCATTAGATAAGGAAATGTGCAAGAGATTTTCCAACAAATATGTGAGTAAATTATGGCCAGATTTTTGCCGAGTTTATTTACTAAATAATTAGCATTCATAGTTGATAGGTTTAAGATTAGATTTGGGAAAGGCATTGAAATTTTTTTAGTGCCTTTTTTTTTCAACACTTTTTCTGGAAATGATAAAAATGGAAAATAATAATAAAGCAATTACTTATGAGGAATACAGGGCAGTAGCTAAGGTATTTACCTTTATTTGCAAAAATGATAAGAAATACGATAAAGATGGTAAGATAGTTATCTCTTTTGACTCCGAAGAAGATTTAGACAACATTATTGATACTACTTGGGAATCTTTAAATAAAATTCAAAATGAATTGGAATGATGATAATGATGTAGCTAAGTTTTGGGCCTTTGTTTGGATACTTTGGGCCGTTACTACATTTTATATTGCAATCAAGTATTTACTTATATGATAGAAACTATATTAGGAGTTGTGCCAAGTAAATCTAATTCATATCGAATAGCTGGTAGATTTATTTATAAAACAAAAGCACTTAAAGATTACGAGCAAAGTTTTATTGATCAATGTATTAAGTATAAAGATGCTAACATTGAAGGAAACCTAAAGATTACATTAAGAGCATACTACCCTAACCGCAAATCAGATTTAGATGGTGTAACAAAAGCGGTGTTAGATTTATTACAAAAGGTTAATGCTTTTGAGAATGACAATAAGGTTGCAGAATTATTTTTATTTAAGGGATTAGATAAAGACAATCCAAGAATAGAATTTAAAATTGAAACAGTAGATTATATAATTTAAACTTAAAAACAAACGCAAATGAAACGAGTAAGAATTGGAGAAGTAACACTTGTTCACAATCAAAACAAAAAGGCTGGAGCCAACAATGAGTATTATTCGGTAATACTTAGAATGCCCAATGGGCCATGTAAATTCTTATTTACTGAGAATGAGATTGACACCGCTAACAATCGGGCAATTGATAACTGGGAAGACACACCCGAAAGAAGTTATTTATCTACATTCTTAGATTAATTGAAATGCAAGGCAAGAAACCTCATAGCTATGATACATCATCAGATGTGTGTTATTATGGCACAATTGCAATAATTGTTTTACTTATAATGTTTGCAATACTATGACACCAGAAGAAAAAGCAGAACAATTATTTAATAGATTTTATTTTGATACATTATTAAATGAATTAGAAGATGCTAAAGATTGTGCATTAATTGCAGTAGATGAGATATTGTTTATTGTTTTAAAGTATAATGACACGCAACCAGAAGTTACATATTGGAAAGAAGTTAAAAAAGAAATAGAAAAGCTATGACAACGCAAGAATCACATAACTATCTGACATTTTACAGTTTGTGCAATTTCATGCAAGACTTCATTGAAGACAAATGGTCAAGAAATAGTAGCAACGTAAGAAAGGTTAAATTATTGTCTAATCAATTAAAAGGAGAATTAGAAAAATCCGTAGATCATGTATTTACTAACAAAGATACCGAAGGGGTTGACATGGGAAATGTATTGGAGCAATTCGTACAAGCCAGTTTTATTATGGAGTACTTTTTCAAGGTTGGGTTACACATGGATGAACTACAAGCTGATCAAAAAGACAAACTAAATAAAGAGATGAATGAATTATTGGCCCAATATGGCATTAACTTAAATGTAGAAATAAATGGATAGTATCTTAACTGAATTGCTTGAAAAGTATGTCCAACGTGCTGAATTTGGAAAGGCCAAATATAACATGGATATGGATCGTGATGACTTGTCTATAACCGAATGGCTGGGGCACGCACAGGAGGAGGCCATGGACTTGTCTATTTACCTTACTAAGATTAAGCGAGAATTGGAAAATAGACATAATGAATTAGATGCCATTAATGCTGATTTAAATGCAGATATACACATTAAGGATAAGATTATTAAAAACTTGACTAATGTAATAAAATCACAAGAAGAAGAAATACATCAACTTAAAAAACAAGACTATACCCAATCTAAAAGAAGGGCGTGGCACTATTAAATGCCTTTTAATAATTATTTATTGAAATTTATTTAATGTATTATTGTTTTTAATTAATTAATGTTTACATTTGTATCACAAAACAAACAAATATATCTTATGATCGAAAAAATCACACATTTCAACGCAAAAATGATTTATTTAGGTATAAACCCTAACTCATTCTTTGTAATTTCCTTTTGGGGAAATCAAGACATTCAATGTCAAGGCAATTACGATAACCTACTTGCCAAAAAACTTTATGATTTAGGCTTTGAAGGTAAACTTCAAAATAATGGCCACATAAGGTTTATTTCAGAAGGCATTCAATTTACATTATGCTAATGGCAAAGAAAATTAAAGACTTCTTTTATAAGTCAAACGACAACACATTTGCCGTTAAAATAGATTATAACAATTTATGCTATCATCATTACTCATTTGAAAACATTGAACGTAGACTATTAGGTGCGGTCAATGATCGAATTGAGGCTTACTTTATTCGTAAGAAGTATATTAAAATAACAGAAAAAGAGTTTAACATTTTATTAGAACAATTTAAAATTAACTAACATGGCTATTATTGCACAAAAAGGATCGAGTACAAAAGAACGCAAAACCATTCCAGCAGGCAATCACGTTGCACGTTGCTACGGAATGATTGAAATTGGAACAATCACCGAGATTATTTTGGGTGAATCTAAAACAATGCACAAGGTAATGATTGATTGGGAACTACCTAATGAGAAAGCAATATTCTCCGAAGAAAAAGGGGAGCAACCATTTGTATTTTCTAAAGAGTTTACTTTGTCAATGCACGAGAAGGCATCATTAAGAGCAATCCTTACTTCATGGAGAGGTAAGCAATTCTCAGATGCGGAGGCATCTAACTTTGACATCACCAAATTGATTGGTGTACCTTGTATGCTTAACATTGTCCACAAGGCAAGCAAAGATGGTTTAAAGGTATATGCTAACTTAGCGGGTGTAACTCCGCTACCTAAAGGATTTAATTGCCCGGATGCAATCACACCACAACGTATCTTATCATTTGATAATTGGAGTCAAGAAACATTTATGACTCTACCCGATTGGTTGGCCGATAAGATAAGTGGTTCTGCCCAGTACAAGGCTAAGTTTGCAATGCCTAATGAGGCACCACAATTAGATATTATTAACTCGGATGATAATTCAATTTTACCGTTTTAATCATGCTACAAAATCAAAATCCTTTAGCTAAAACTATTTCCAAAAGTATTGGAAAGGTAGCACGAATGACCTACAAGTTAGGCAATTTAGAAGAAGTAGTTTCTTCACGAATCATTGACATTACCGATAGTCACAATTCGGTTATCATTGAGCATCCAGCACCATTTAAAACAAACAATAAAGTTAGTGGGGATAAAACGGTAACAACCATGATGATACCCATTAATAATATTTTAGCATTTAGAATCGTATTATGACAAAATTAAAAGATGTACTTCCAATCCCCCGTAGTAGGGGGTACTTGGAACTTTATTCAGAGGTTGCTAAGTCATTAAACAATAAAGGTAAGCTACCTTATAGAGCAAGAGAATACACTTCGGCTATTGTTCAATCTCACGCATTTAAAAGGATTAATGATCCACAAGTTCAAGAAGAATTAGAAATGATTGCTAAAGAATGGTACAATGAATGATAGATTAGAAAAAGAAAGCGACATCCTAAGTGATGTTCTTTGGACACAAGTATTTGAATTATTGTTGTTTATGCACAATGATATATTCCCTTCTGATTTTTATGAGCATTCTCCAGAAGGTATTGTTAAGGTTTACTTTCAGAAAAAATATAAAATAAATTTCAAATGAGTATAGAAGACAAAATCAATTTTATCTTTTGTTATGCAGCTTGCCAAACCGCAATGGTTCTTTTCGCTGGAGTACTTAAATTATTATCTAACTATTTAGAAAAAAAAGCAAATGACTAACGAACAAGTAATAGAAAAATTAAAGGATGACAACGAGTATTACAACGGCTTAGGTCGTGCATACTTATCCAATTCAGACATAGGAACTCTAATTAGGAATCCTAAAGCATTTGGACAAAAGAGTGAGCCTACATTGGCAATGTTACAAGGAAGTTACTTCCATACCGCTTGTTTAGAACCATTAAAATTAAAGAACTTTGTATTGATTGATGCCTCCACAAGAACCACCAACATTTACAAAGATGCTTGCAAGGATTATAACTCGGACTTTATGTTATTAAAGAAGGAGGCCGATGAAGTAGACCAAATGGTTTCGGCTTTAAGAGGCAACAAGGATTTGTCTAAATTAGTCTGGGATAATGGTGTTCAATATGAAGTACCGGTTATTGGTAGCTTTGGTGATCTAATGTGGAAAGGTAAGTGTGATATTATCAATGGTGATATGATTTACGATTTAAAGACCACTACTTCTATTGATGACTTTAAGTATTCGGCAAGTAAATATAATTATGATTCACAAGTAATTATCTATGAGCATCTAACTGGTAAAAGAATGGCATTTATTGTCATTGAAAAAGGCACTAATAGATTAGCTTTATTTAATGTTACCGATGAATTTAGACAACGTGGATTAACTAAGGTAGGCCAAGCAATGGATGCTTATAGAAAGTTCTTTGGAACTTTACCTACGCATGATGTTAATCAATATTATTTAGAATCTTATCTTTTTTAAAATGGAAACGCAAAAACACAGAACAAACCAAATGGGTGTAACTTTTAATGAGTGGGCACACCATCTTAATAATCAGTTAAATCTTTCAAAACAAAAGCTACATGGACAAAATCCAAAGACAACAATGGGTGCTAAACCTAAAAGTCATCGAAAAGATGATCTCGGAATATGAAGAACTTAAAAGTATTCCTAATGTTAATGCTTGCGTTATTCTTGCTTATCAGTATGTCGTTATCCCCAATACAAAAGATGAACACGAAGAAAGCCTCGGTATCTAAGCCTTATGAAGAATTTGGAATATTTACCCAAGAGGACATTTATCCAGACACAATTGATTTAAGGTTGTACACGAGTCATGGGAGGCTAAAATATGGTATAGAATGAAGTAATTCGGAAATTCCGAATAACCACTTTAAATAAACAAGAGTAAGAATTACTTTTATATTTTAAACGAGAGTAAAACAACAAGAAAATGACAAATAAAAAAACGAAATTAAGTTTGTCGACTAACGACACAACAATGTCAATTGAATTTGATAACTGGGATATAGACTTAGACCAATACTTTCAAGCATTTAAGACTCTACTTATTGGCGCAACATTTCAAGAATCCCAAATAGATCATTGGATAATAGATGAGGGAGAGTTATTGAGCGATAAAGGGGATAATGATGAGCGACAAACTAAGAGTAATTTATTTTAATAACATTAAAGATGTTTTACAAAACGACACTTTAATTCAATTTTAATTAACATTAAGTGTAAGTTATTTGTCGGTAAAAACAATCATTAATTGAGTAAATGTCACATATTGAGGGTAAAATCCGACAAATTATGTCAGAAAGTTATGGTAAATTGTAAGGCATTTATATGCAAAAGGGTATAATATTGCACAATAATATACCTTTTATATGCACAAAGGTATAATTTAAAGTAAAAGTGCATTATAGAGCACATTATAAGTGAGTACAACCCAAGAAAAATTAGTGCATTTAACAATAAAAAAAGTAAAGCTATAACTTAACAAATTTATATTAAAAGTAAAGCTATAAATTGACAATGAAAACGCAAGAAGATTATAACTTAATGGCAATTGATTGGGTAGAACAGTATATTGCCAATAATAAACCATTGTTTAATGTAAAAGTGTTTGATGGGATAACTATGGAGAATACCCATTACACTCTTACATATTGGGTATATCGGTTAAAGAATAGCAAAGGTCGTGATCAATATGGTTCTTTTGCTAAAATAAAAAAGTTTAAAGATTGGCACAATAAACAAACGCAATTATGAAAAATCAAATTGGACTTGGGGATTTTCTTCAAGAAGTTTTAAGTAAATTAAATTTGGCCATTAAGGATCAAGAATTACTTGATAGCCTAAACGATTCAAGAATACATTGTACACCCGGACTTGAATTGATATATCCAAAAGATAAACCATTTGAGATGCCAGTAATATCTAAGGTAGATGCTAATGAGATTCTTAAAGAAGTTAATGAGAAGGAAGTATTATTTGAGAAGTTCTGGAACACTTATAATAAAAAAACCAACAGAGTAAAGGTAGAGGCCAAATTTCTTAGATGTTCCATTTCAGAGATAAATAAGATTATGGAAACATTGCCTTATTACATTAAGTACACACCCGATGTTAAGTTTAGGAAAGACCCTATTACCTACCTTAACCAACGTACTTGGGAAGATGAAATATATCTACCAAGAGTTATCCAAACAAAAGAGAATCCTTTTAAGTTTTAGAATAACAAAATAACATGAAATCAAATAATAAAGTATCATTCGCAGATTTAGATGCGGAGAAGGAAGTTATCGCACTTCTTTGTAATTACCCTTCATTAACTAAAGAATGCCAAAAGGCAATCAACCCAGATGTATTTCACTTTGCCTCCACTAAGGCCATTTATTTGACTTGTATTGAATTATATTCAGAGAGTGGTACGTTTTCCTTATCCGACCTTGTACTAAGGCTTAAATCGCAAGGAAGTAATGATTGGGCCTTAATCTTAGGAGCCACAACAAGTAGGAATCCATTAAATGCAAATGAGTTGCTTATTTACTTAGCCGAATTGAAAGGTAAAAGGGATTTGCTAAATTTATCAAGGGAACTAAATAATGATTTAGCTAATGGACATGATTACTTTACACTTGTGGATAAAATAACAAACTCAATAGGCAACGACCTTATTAAGAATGATTCTAATGAAATCATTGAGATGAAGGATGCCTTAATGACTGCCGTTACCACAATTGGTGATGTAATGACTAATGGATCACTAAGTGGTGTGCCTACGGGGTATAAGATATTAGATGATGTAACGGGTGGTTGGTTAAAAGGTAATGTTGTATTGTTTGCTGCAAGACCGGGCCAAGGTAAAACAATTTGTCTATTGGAGCATTCTCGCCATGCCTCACAAATGAATAATAAGGTTTTATTTTTATCATTAGAGATGCCTGTAATCTCACTTATATACCGAATGATTAGTGGGCAATTAGATGACTCTACACCTTACTCAAAAATTAAGACTGGCAAAATAAATATTGAACAATTCACAAATATCCAAAGAGATGCCGTAGGTAAGCTTGAAAAGTTGCCAATAACATGGTATGATGGTGCTAATAGGGATATTAATTATTTATCCTCTTTAATTCAAAAGATTGTTAGAGAGAAAGGAATTAACATGGTGGTCATTGATTATTTGCAATTGCTCACCGATAATTCAATTAGGAGCAATGAAGAAACTGCGGTGGTAGGAAGTGTATCCAAGAAGATACAACAGTTGGCTAAGAAATTAAACATTCCCTTCTTATGTGCAGCACAATTAAATCGTGCATCAGAATCAAGAAATACCCATAGGCCAAGGCTTAGTGATCTTAGGTCAAGTGGCCAAATAGAACAAGATGCCTCGGTGGTTATAGGTTTATATCGTGATGACTATTATAAGTATGAGAAAGCTAAAGAAGAAGGTAATGCTAATGTGCAATTCGATAATACAATAGAGTACATATTTATGAAGAATAGAGATGGTGACACAAGAACCGCCGAGATGTATATTGATGTGGCAACAAGTAAGATATTAGATACTAATAACTTTGATAAAAAGTCACCATTTTAAGATAAGGGTTAAATTTGATTTCATGGTTGTATTAATCCCCTTGGTTTCTGACCTTGGGGATTTTTGTTAATGCAAAAGGTGACAATACTTGCCACCCTTGCAATCCAAACCACAAAACAAACACAAAATGAAACGCAAGGGTAAATATATTAAAATAAATGAGAAATGCGTGCTATTTGTCCATGTTCTTTTGAATGCAAAAATCCTTCGATAGCTTTAGGTGCGTGAACGTATCCATTACGATGATGCCACGAGTCTGTACCCGATGGACTCCTTAAACTTTCCACCGTAACTCCTATAAAATCCTTTGATGTTTTGTGATGAACGTGGTGTGTATAAACATATCTATGTTTAGTGTCACCCCAATCTTTTTTAGCCTCCTCCGCCATTAATAATCCTAAGTCTGTAATCTTTGCCCCATCACCATGTGTAGTGCCAATAAGATTGTTATAATACCTATAATACTTTCTATGATTTATAGAGCAATCAAAAGTAATAGATTCATCTAATCTAAACCAAGATTGAATAGCATCGGCTAAGAAGAAACCATTTGTATAATCGTGATTACTTGGATTATAAGTAATGTGAACATTGGCCACTAACCTAAGTATCTCAATTACTTCAACATATAACTTTTTAGCTAATAAGAAATTAGTGTACCACATCCCATCGGTATCTTGTGATGTGCCTGCGGTTGTTGTTCTTTTAGGTGTATCAATATGTAAGATGTCATTACCAATAACTAAAACTATTTGGTCAATGTTAAATCCTTTGACTTTATTTAAAATACCATGAACTCCTTCATGTACACGTTGAACCGCAATATTACTATTATAATCTTCACCCGTTTCAAATGCAGTTGCAAGCTTGCCAATATGAATGTCTGCCGGATCAATAACCAATAGATGCCCATCGGTATATTCTTGATAATTAACTTTGTCATAATTAGGAGAATGATTATTCATCTCCTCTATTATAACATCCTTTAAATCACTATAAGTCTTTTCTGATTTATCTAATCTTACCGCTACCGAATACTCCTTGGTTTTATCCCAGTAGAGTGTAACATCATTTACATTAATACCACGTTCTTCGCAATGATTTGCAAGGCCACTATGTTCTTCAGCTAACTTGTATTGTTTAATTGTATGTTCTGATCTTGCACCAACTAAGATGCCATGATTAATCATAAACTTACGAAAGCCATTCGGTTGTTCGTACCCGTATTGTTTGTGAAAGTTAGTGCAGAAATCTTTACAACTTAAATTGGTAGAGTAGAAATGTTCTTTAACTTTTTTAACTCTTTCAACTGTAATTTGTTCCATGTTTGGTTTGTTTGTTTGTTATTTGACAAATACAAACTTTAAATACAAATATCCTATTATTATAAAACTTTCTATTAAAATAGTTATGACTGCCCATAATGGGATAATATTTCTTATTACAATTTTTGAAGAATCTTTAATATTAGAAGTTTCCATATTACGATACTTTTTCTCATAAACACTCTTTATAGAATCAATGTTTATTGTGGCTTGAATCTTGCCCTTATAAGACCTTATAATAACCTTGCCTTGTGGTAGTGTTATCTTTGAGTAGAAAGTCGTTAAGATGCCCAAGGAATCGCAAGGATTCTCAATTGTTAGTGTGTCATGAATAGCATCGTACTTTGTAATTACCTTGTAATCACGAATGGTATCAATTCGTATCTTTTCGGATACAATAGTAGTTACCTTAGAAGGCTTGCAAGATATTATGCAAGAAAGTATAAACAAAAATGTTAATTTTTTCATGAGAAATATAATTGAGATTCAGAAAGCCTTCTATTAATTAATCCTTTTGATATTTTACCAGCACTATATTTATACTTAGCAAATTCGTTTGCAATAGATGGATCATTAGGATTAATATTTACTTTTTTAAGTAATGTAGATTTCTTTAATGTAGGCCCACCAATATTATAACATAAAACACAAAGTGCATCAAATTGATTTTGATTAATATCATCCCTACAAAAAGAATCAACATCTCGTTCATAAGAAACTAAAAGAGCCTCCAATAGTTCGGTGGCTCTCTCTTGTGTTATTGGGGAATCGGTTAATTTAACTTTAGTACCATCTTCGTAGTAAGTACTACCATAACCGATAGTTTTGACATTAGCGGGGCATAAATAAGCCTTAGCTTTAAACCCTTCGTATTTCTTAATTAACTCTAATCCAAGATTACTGATCTTTGTGATTTTCATTAAGCTTTGCTCTTAATTCAATGTTTTCGGTTCTTAAACCATTAATCTCAGTTGTTAAACTTTCAACCTTTATCTTTAATTCAGCAACCTCGGCTTTTAATTCTTGTGCCGTTTCTCGCCATAACTTAATAGCATCGGATACGTTTTCTATTTCGGTCTTTTGGACTTCTACGTTTTCTTTCTTTCAGCCTATAACCCAACCAAATATACCTGCTATAACCGAGGCAATGCTTGGTAAGATAGTGTCTTCAATATTTAAATCCATTTTATTCTCCACTATTTAAAGGTTCAACATTACTTGCAATTGTTTCATCAACAATCTCACTTGTGGTTTGATAATCAACCTCAGTAGGAGTTGCTAATTTTTCTTTTGTTTGTAGTTGGGCCTGCTCATCGGCAAAGAATACCGGAGAGTCATCTATAACAACACCTTCGGCTTTAATGATATATTGTAAGATTAAGTCATCATTCGTACCCCACTTGGCTACAATGCTATCGGGTAATACAATATTCTTAGTATACATAGATGCCCCATCAAATGTTTTGTATTCCAAGAAACAAGTTTGATTGCTACCAAATAGCACATAAAATAAACGAATATGCAAACGAGTTGCAATAGTACCAAAAGCCTCAATGGGCATTATACGAACAATGTAATCCATATCTTATAATTCTATTTCTTCTTCTATTTTAAACTCTACTCCACTAACCCATCCATTAAGGAAAACGTATTGATCTAACTCGGCTGGGTTATTAATAACAATTGTTTGATAATCAAACTC